ATGTCCGCCCCTAAAAAACGCCTCTTCGGCACAATAGCACGCCTATCCTCTGGTAAATACCGCGCCCGCTATACCGGACCCGACGGCAAAAAATACTCCGGCCCCCACCCGTTCTTCACCAAAGATGATGCTGGTGCCTGGCTCCGTCAAGAACAAAAGCTCATTGAGTTTGACGAATGGCAGCCCCCACACCTCCGGTACCGGACGAAAGAAGACGCCACCCGCACCGTCGGCGAGTGGCTATGTCAATGGCTAGACCTTCAAGAAAAACGCCTGAAACCCTCCACCATGGACAACTACCGTGCGGTCCTAGGTCGCCGCATCCTGAACGCCACGGGCAAAGCCGGAAGACTACGCGATATCCCCTTGGTCAAGCTCACACGCAAAGACGTGATCGCTTGGTGGGATGCAATAACTATCAAGCATGGATACCAGTCCTACAACCGCGCCGCCTACTCATGCCTCCGCACCGCTATACAAGCGGCAGTAGATCGAGACCTGATCCCCGCCAGCCCAGTAGATGTACCAGACGCCCGACGCCGCCCTAAGCCGACGCGAAAAGAACTTCCCACGGTCGCCACCATGCAGAAAATCGTTGACCAACTGAAACCGCCACATCGACTAATAGCAGTCCTCACCTTCTTCCACGGCATGCGCATAGGGGAGGTGCTAGGCCTCAGGCGTAAAGACATCACCATCACAGGTGACACTATACTGATCAATATCAGGGGCAACGCCTACAGGATCGCAGGGAACATGACCTACCAGCCCACTCCCAAAACCAGCGCCAGCCACCGCACCATCCCCGTCTTTAAAAAATTCCACTCAGACATCATCGACCACCTGGCCACCATTGGCGACAGCCCCGATGCCTTCATTTGCACTAGCAGCACCGGAAGAATCATCTCAGATACTTTCTACAGGTCCGTCCTGCACCGTGCTAAAAACCGCGCCGGGATCACCGAGCGTATCAGCCCGCACTATGGTCGTGTGTGGCTTATCACTACATTGGTGGAGCAGGGCATGACGATTCCCGCTATCGGTGAGCTGCTAGGCCAGGTGGATCTGAAGGTCATCACTGAGATCTATATGCGCACTTCCGACGCTAGGCGGCAGGAGGCATTGCAGCGGGTGAATGACTTGCTCATGGGCCCATAAGTGTAAAACTATTGGTAATAATATAGCCAGATAGTTATATTATTACCAACGATGTTACTTTCACCCACATGGGGAAGGCCCTGGTTTTTTATTTTGAGGTTTGGTCATATTTTCTGATCTTCAAAAATAAAACCGCAGGTCACGCTTTTTTAGTGGGGTTTCGTGAAAAATAACCCAAGTAAGGATCAAAATAAACCCCCGGAAACCCGGGGGTATTGCCCTATTATGTTGCCTTGATTGGCGAGCCGGGGCGGTTAGCGTGCCAGGCTTTCACCTCCTCTGCGTCCCATAGGGGTGTGCGGCCATCGAGGTGTGCTACGGGTTGGGGTGTGCGACCGTTGGCACAGTAGTTCGCCCAGGTGCGTGGGCCGATACCACAGTAGGTGGCGCAGTCGGCGACTCGCCATAGCACCCGGCCTGTGGCTTGGTCGGTGATGATAGGGATTACCGTCATCGGTCGAACTCCCTTGCTAGCAGGGTGATGATGCCAATCGTGTAGATCAGCAGCCATAGCGGATTCGGCCGGGTGTAGAGGAACACCGCAACGGCAACCGAGATACCCCACCGGACTGATGTTTTCATTTCGCCTCCTTTAAGAAAAGGGTAATGTGGAGGGGTGCCCCCCGCCCCATCTAAGTCATGGGGCGGGGAGGCTACTTCTTCCGCTTTCCGCGCCGGTATCGCTTCACACCTTTCCGGTGCTTCCCAGGCTTACCGCCTCTCGGGAAAAACCAGGCCAGAAGGCCGAGAATAATACCAGCTGCTTCCCACGGACCGGGGGAGCGCCAGGGTGACATATCATCACCTCCCTCCACTATTGAGTTCTCCCTGTTCCTTGGTGGAACACTACCCATTATACAGTTCTAGAACGTTACGTGTCAAGTGGGGGTATTATAAAAATAACCCCTACCTTCGTGATGAAGGTAGGGGACTTGCCTTATGACAATCTAGCTATTATAGGTTTTAGGTAAAGATTAGGTCACGGGGTTTCGTAGCAATTGAGGAATCACTAGTCCTGGATGCAGTATTGCGGTATCTTTCCTTTGGCGTAGAGCCGTCTCCAAATCCTCACCATGAGAATAGTCACGCCCAGCTCGTGAGCGATCGAGCTTATACTGTCACAGCTGATTTCGGCCGCCATGTAATCATTCTCATCTATGAGTAAGATTGCGGCCCATTCGTTTGCTTCGCGTTCCTGTTGTTCGCGCGCCAATCCTGTTGCGCCCAGCTGGTGTCTATAGTGGGCATGCCCCAGTTCGTGTGCTAGCGTGCACAATGTTTGCACTTCGTGCATGCCCTCCCGAAGGCTGACGGTGCGGGTTGCCGGATTCCAACCACCCTTCTTGCCACCGGTATGGGTAACTATCATAACGCCCATCTCTTCGGCTAATTGTTCCAAATCAAGCATGGTTATCATGGCTGCAACCTCTTCCGCTATCGTTAAGCACCGTCCGAAAAAGCTCACCTACGGCTTCTTGATTGCACCACTCTCTAGTGGATCGGGCATCATAAATACCGGCCATGGTCGTTCCCTCATGTTCTTATGAATATTATTTAAGGAAAACACTACCCGCTAAAACCCTATCCGCATATAGGTTTTAGGTAAAGATTCGATTACAGGCCATGCACATAATTATCAAATACACAACAGCCCCGGTCGCCTGAGCGCGCCGGGGCTTGTTTGCAGGTAAGGGTTTTAAGCTTCTTCTTGGGCGTTTAATTCCTTGAGGTAGGCTACTCCATCAATGCACTTAGCAGTGGCCTTGATTTCTTCGATGACCTTGGGGGTGCTGATGATTTGGTCGCTTTTGTCTAGTATGAGCCAGCAATCATGCTTTTCGACGAGATCAGCGACTTTCTTGACGGCTTTAGGCTTGGGTACCGGTGCCGGTTCTGTGCTGTAAGCAGGAATGAGCACCAAAACGTATTGGCCATCATCAACTTCTTTGATCTTGTAGGCTCTTCCAGGAAAAGGAATTGATTTCGGAAAGAGAGTAGATGCGCTCACCGCAGCGTATTGTTCTTCATCGCCGTACCAAGAGCAGATAGTAATGCGGCCGGTTCGCTTAAAAACCTCCAAAGCCGCGGCGTAAACAAGCGCAAGCCTTTTATCAGAGAGTGAAAGCATATTCTGTGGGCCGCCGACACTAAGAATTCCCATGCCATCTAGGCTAGTCCCGAATTGGGAAACCCGCTGGTTGTAGCACAAAAATTATGGACCATCGCTGTAATTATCGTCACCTAGGAAGCCTTCTTCCTCCGAGTCATCGGCAACCATTTCATCACCGCGCCACGAGCTTTTGCCGCTGACTGTGGCCGCTGCGGCCCAAGGATCATCCGGCTTGGACTCAGGTTTTAGTTCATTTACTCCATCACTAGGCTTATGCCCTGCGATGGTACTCATCTCAAAACTGCCTTCGATTAGGCCCGAGTTGTTTACTCGCTCGATAAGTGTTTCTAGTAGCTCGGTGATAGTGGCATCTCGGAGAGCCGCCTTGATTGGGGATCGCTCGCCACCGAGGTCGGATGGCTCAAGCATTCCGTTGTCAACTAGGGCGTCGATGGGGCTGACTCCGTAAGCTTTTGCGATCGCTATAACGTTATCGGCGGTCGAATGCCCCCGTTCTACGTGACGTAGCAGAGTTGGTGCAGCTAGGCCCGATTTTTTTGCGGCAATAGTTGGTGTCGGTGCTCCTGGCAGCGATTTTAACCAAGTATCAAAATTCATGATTCCATCATGTACTTCATCTACTGCACGATGCTTGTGTTCGGCAAGATGCTGTTCAACTTCGTCGATTGGGGTGTCTATAAGTGCTGAACTTGCTTTCATTCGTTGTAGCACTTCAGCTGAAAGGACTTCATCGGAAGCGTCCTGTATAGTTGCTTCGCTGGCAAATTCGGCAATATCGTTTTCGGTCACGATATCAAGGGCCATGAGTGCGGGGATAACACTCACTTGGTATGCGTGGGCGATTTTAACCGCAGTCTCGACAGTAATTGACTTGTTTGTTAGCTGTCTGCTAAACGTCGCCTGTGAGAGTGACGCAAGTGACGCAGCTTGCCGTAAAGAATCACTACCGATTGTCTCGTATATCCACTGTTCAATGCTCATCACAATTCAATTTTAATCTGGTTTTAGTTCATCTGCTTTGCTGAAAACTTTAGCCCAGATTGCTTCATCGTCATTCACTCGCAGGGCAAGCTCATGAATTAGTTCCTGATTGTTGAGCATTTTAATTAGCGATTGAGAGCTGTTTGTTGCCTCTTCTTTTGTTAGGTATCCAGTTCGTACCAGGGCTTCCACCGGATTTTGTCCGTATGCCCTTGCTATGGCTATAACGTTGCCTTCCGACAATGTTCCTTTTGCTAGTTGTCGGTTAAGCGTACTAGTGGTGATACCTGCACGTAATGAGGCTGCTTTCTCGGTGTCGCCGTTGACTGTGTTGTAATACCAATCTTCATGAATGGTCATGCGTTTATTATGCATAATTTGGCGATTGGGGAACCCGCTGGTTGTAGTACAAAATCATGGCCCATCACTGTAGTCGTCATCGCCGAGGAAGCCTTCTTCCTCCGAGTCATCGGCAACCATTTCATCACCGCGCCACGAGCCCTTGCCACTAACTGTGGTCGCAGCAGCCCAAGGATCATCCGGTTTGGGATCAGGGTGTTTATTAGCTTTATGTCGTTTGCGTTCAACCAGTTCGTCAAGAGGGGGTGCGAACTCGTCAGTTTTTGCGCCTACGCGCATTCGGTTGAGTACCTCGTCAGCTAGCCATTCCTCAGGTGCAAGTCGTAGTGCGGATCGGATATCTGGAACGTTTACTTTTTGCAATCCCGCTTCTTGTTCTGTGATAAATTCTGCCTCCACTAGGGCTTCTAAGACATTGCGGTTATAGGCGCGGGCAAATTTTACAACGAATTCAGGTTTTGCGGCTGCACCATCTTTCCATCGGGTGAAAGCTGATTGGTCGAATCCTGCGATTTTGGCAGCTTCTTTGAAAGTGCGACCTTGGATTGTTTCTGTTACGTATTTCCACCAGCGAGTTTGCTTCATGTGTCAGATCGTAATTGCGTAAGCACAAAAAGGCAAGTTATTGGGCCAATCCAAATTTGCCTTGCGCTAGAACAAAAATTGGTCTATTCTTGCTTGCGTAAGCACAAATCAAGATTGTTTAAAAACAAAGGAGGCGAAATGCCTACCGTAAACACAGTTCGAGTGCGACAAGATTGGCTTGAGCATCGAATAACGCAAGCAGGCAGCTTATCTGGCCTAGCGGATGAACTGCAGACAACTGTATCGACTATTAGCCGATATGCCAGAGGGCAAGCCGAAGCAGGACCACGATTTATCGGATCTGTATTGACAACCTATCCGGTTGAATTCGCCGATGCATTTTACGTTTCGACAGAAAAAATCCGACCTCAACGCCGCCGGCCAAGTAAGCGATCTGCTGCGTGATTCGCGCCGGGGCGTCGTAAAGCAAGAGGAAGGAAAAGGATGCGTGAGGTAGTGATTGCCCCGCAGTGGCTGACGGTCAAGCAGGCTGCGGAGTATATGCAGGTTAGTACGGACACGGTGGAGAAATTAATCGCGGAGAAAGCGTTGGTGGCGACGTATTTCAGCCAGCGCACCCGGCGGATCAACCGTGACTCGATCGAAGCGCTAGCGAAGAAAAATCTGGTTTAGAAGGATGTTAACGATCGGTGGTCGACCCGGCTTCTTGGAGTCGGCGCACAATCTCTTCCGCGAGTTCCAGGTCTGTGTAGTTTCGCAGGTTACTGCTTTTCCAGTGGTTTTCTAGGTCATTGGTGGTGATGAAGTTGCAGGCGATTAAACCATCGATTGGATCGGCTCCGTATGCTTGGGCGATTTCGGGGACGAGGGTTGGGTCGTTGGCGTTAATCCGCCTTCCGATCGTGGGATGGCTATCTGCTAGGACCTCTGCCATTTGCCTGAGGGATTGTCCACCAGTTACTTCCCGTACCCACTGTTTAAACGTCTGCATGGAATAGATGTTACACAAAATGAAACGCAAATATCTGTATATGCTGCGGTGTTTCGTTTTTCGGAAAATAAATTATTCGTAACTGTATTGACATTAGATACAGATTGTATTAAATATTGAAACGTGATGGATATGAAATCGAACCGACCAAAGGTTTATGTGAGACAGGATTCGGTGAGGGGGCTTCAACGTTCTCTTGGCCTAAGTGATGGAGCAATGGCAGAAAAAATTGGAGTATCGCGTCAAACCTACCTACGTGGATTGAGCGGTGAACCGGTAAGTACTGATTTTGCGGCCGGCCTGCTGGTGGCCTTTGGGGGCAAGTTTGAAGCTGCCTTTTATGTAACTACGTGTCAAAACGCAAATGCGATTGCGTCGTAAAGCAAAGAGAAAAGAAAAGGAGTTGATTGTGATGGGTGAAAATATTGATCTGGAGAAGGAAATGCGCTTCCTTGTGGGTTTGACGGAGGAGTTAGCTCCTGTCAAGGTGAGTGCCTTTCGAGATGCGTGTGTGCGTGCAGTGAAAAGTAAGAGTGGTAAGGATGAGGACAAAAGCCTTGATGTGCTGGCGCGTGATGCGTTAGCTGAACTTGGCCTGTCGGTAAGGGACCTGACTAAGCAACAGTTAGCTAGTGTTCGGGCGGCTTGTGGTATTTACCGATATGTCGCCGATGTTCTTAATGATAAGACGATCAACCTGGACGATCTGAAGGAAGCCGCCGGGGGTAAGGAAGACTCTGAGTCTGAGGGTCAGAGCGAAAGTGCTTCTGAAGAATCGTTGGGTGATGTGCTGGTGGAGGTGTCTAACCCTCGTGTAGAGGTACAGATCACCACGACGGGTGTGGCGATCCGCCCGAAAACCGAGGAACAGCGTTTGTGGCTGAGTACCGCTGACGCGAAGTTCCTGGCGTCAGTGGTTAATAACCGGGCGGGATTGGTGAGTAATACGTGGTTTACCGAGGGGGGTGAATGATGTCCAGCTAGTCTGAGCTTTTGATATTGGGAGATATTCCTGTACCACGGAAAACTCGGGTTGATTCTGGATCTACGCGCCGGTCAATTTCATTGAGAAGTTGTTTGTTCGTGGCTAAGCCCAGGGCTGTTTCAATCCCCGTCCCGTCCAAGTCAAGCGGTGTAATGTGTCCTGTTTTTACTAGTGCGTCTCCAGCTTTGAGGTTGTAGGCGTGCGCGATGGCGATGACGTTATCGGCCGTAAGACGGCCTTTTGCCAGTTGCCGTAAGACGGTTGTGTGCGCAAGTCCGGCTTTTTGGGCGGCCACGGTTGGGGTAAGGCCTTCTTTGATACTGCGAATCCATTGCTCATGATCCATATGTCCATTATGCAAGTGCTTTTTGCACGTGTCAAGAAGTGGGCTTTTGAAAAATTTTCAACAATCACTTGCAAAACAATCTCGATGAGTGCATAATGTACTCATGAAGAGCGAAACGAACTAAAAGAAAGGGTAGGTGAAATGGAATTACGACTCAAAGCCGGTGTGATCGAACAGATCATGACAGACCGGAGACTGGAAACAAACGAACAAGTTGCCGCAATCCTTGGTGTTAACCTGCAAGAACTTGAGCTTATGAGAACGGGCGCACCAATCAGCCGTGCAATGGCTCTCCACGTAGCAACTATCCAAGGAACAAATTTTGACCTATCTCCATGGGTCGAATGGGTAACCCCGGAATCTGCTGCCCCTGCTGCGTGATTTGCGCTGGGGCGTCGTAAAACAAGAGGAAAGAAGAAAAGGAGTTGATTGTGATGGGTGAAAATATTGATCTGGAGGGGGTGAATGATGTCAGCGTTTTTCAATGGTTCCGTAGTTGTCGCCGTGGCTGAGCGTGTACGGGATGACGCTATCGCGGTCTATCCCGGTTGGTGTTCTCCAAGTGATGTGGAAGTCAAGGATAGTGGTGATGGTTTCCCCCTTCTCTCCGGCGACGAACATATCGTGGACGATGAAGTCATCTCTGCTAGGGTGACTGGCTACCTCATCGAAATGTTCTTGAAGCACGCCGCTAATGTCGAAAACGAGCTCATCAAAACCGGCTCTTTTCTTACGGAAACAGTGCGCTACGGGCGTGCCTTCACGCTTGACGAAGACGGCAACGTCAAAAGCATCATGGGGGCTGCCATTCCTGATGGTGACGGTTCTACTGCTGTCATCAATTTGGATTTGCCAGTCGTAGATGAGATTGTCCGTGGTTGCTGCGAGCGCTCGATCGCTGATCGTGTTCGCGTCTTCAGCCAGCTTGTTCGCTTTTTCCGAGAGGCGGTTGGCTTCCACGGCAGTGTTGAGACTTTCCCGAGCGGTTTCGTTAGCGGTTTCGGCAAGGCTATTGGCCTTCTTACTGATGCGATTCGCATGTGCCGCGAGCAGCAGGCCGCCGGCCCCGGTGGCGGCTCCGATGATCCCAAGGATGATTGATGAATCCACATGGCCTATTGAAGCAGGCGGGGCGAATTGTCGTAAAGCGAAACGGGGTTTTGTGATGTCGCGTTATATGTCAACCCGGGAAGCTGCAGAGTATCTGCGGATTTCAACCCGCACGTTGCAGCGCTATGCCAGGGAAGGGCGGCTTTCTCGGATCCGACTGTCTCGGCAAAAGATTTTGTATATCCGTGCGGAGGTGGAGGAGCTGGTGGAGCGCAACACCTATCGCATCTAGACAGGCTATCTCAGCCCCGTTGCCGGCGGGTTATCCGGCACCAGGCCCATGAAATGGCCGCATCCAGTCCGGGCTTCATGTGGATGCTGCTGGTTCGAATCCAGCCATGGGCACCAAGCGCCACGAGGTGTGGTGCGTAAACCTCTTCAAGAGAAAGGAATAACAATGATGAGTAGCGCAGATTTGGGGGCTGGTGTGGTGAGCGTGCCTTTGGGGTGTGGCGGTTCGCTGATGCAGATTCACCTGCACGTTCACGCAGATGCCGATCAGGATTGCACGATCGACATCGACTTGGTGACCACGGAGGAGGGGATTCAGATTCGGCTCCGGGGTGCGCAGCCAGTGGATGATGCAGATCAGCAGCCTGATAATGAGGATAAACCACGGTCAACGGGCAACCTTCTGCGCGATTTTATTAATGAGATTTCTGCTGAGATGGACACGCCAGAATGGAAAGCCGAGCATGAGGCTTCTTTGGCTGCGGCAGCGGCTGAGGAAGAAGAGGCGTTGCTTGCTGAACAGGGTGAGCTGCTGGCTGAGCAGGTAGGTGACGAACCTGCAAGCGGTGATGTGGAAGATAGTGCCACGCGCGTGTACCTGGGAAAACGATTTGATTGGACCGTCGCCGAACGGGTCGATGATGGTGTGGTCTTCACCCGCGGTGAGAATGAATTGTTCCGGGTGCCGGAGGAGCGGTTCGAGGAGATGCGTAACCTGTTTGTCCTGGAGGATACCGGGCTCATCACCATGCATGTTGATGGTTTCCGCGTCTGTCGTGAGGACTGGACCGCGCACATTTTCGACGGTGACATCTTCTTCGAGGCGATCCCGGCTGAAAAGTTCGCACTGTTGAGCCGCCTGTTCACGTAGCCGGCTGCTTCACCTATTCACCTAAACCCCTTGATAACTTTGGTCCCCCGCTGGGGAAGGCGGGGACTGCATAAAACACATTCCCAAGACCAGAGAAAGGAAAAGAAATGTCCTGGAAACGTATTGGCCAGTCTAACACCTACGAGGCCCACTTGGCGTATAAGTCGCTACGCCGTCATGCTGCGGGGAAGAAAATGACCGCTGCTGGGTGGCGGGCGATGCTGAACATGGGCTACATCGACGAGGACGGCGCGATCACCGTGATCGGCAAGCACGTGCTCCGCGGCGGCGACTAACAACTATTGCTGTGGCGCAATTGAAATGAAAGAAGGAAATGATGACCGAGATTGATAAGCGGTTTGATTACCGCACTTTGGATGCTGAGACCCGGAAGCGCAGGGTTCGGATGGGCAAGAAGATCAAGACCCTGGCGACTGAGCTGGATGCTCTCCTGGCTGATGGTCGGGAGAAGAAACAAGCACTGCTGCATCTGGAGGAGACCATGATGTGGGCCAACGCGGCTATTGCGCGGGAAGGGAAACAATCATGAGCCAGCTGCAATTGAAGCTGCGGATCCGGTTCCGGCCGGGTGTGGAGCGAATCGGCGTTTTCGGTGCTTTCACCGGCCAGTCGTACCCGGATTTGTGGGAAGTGTTGTGGGGTGGTGAGCTCGTCGCATCGTTCCGTAGCTGGGGTGATGCGGTGGCTTACGCCCATATGAAACTTGCTGCGGCCCAACAAGAACGATATATGGCGTTAGTGCGGACCGCTACTTGGCCGCCCCGCCGGTTGGCGCTGGAGGCTGCATAATGACGAATCTTAATTATCTTGAGGCGGATGCAGCGTTGATTGTGGCATGTTTGCCTGAGGAGCTCACACCGGAAATTCGGACCTTGGATCAGCCGTTCTTGGAGGCTATCCGGGAGGCCGCCATGGTTCGAAAGGAGGGGGTGGCGGTATGGCTGCGCCAAGATTAGATCAAGAGTTGCTGCAAAGCCTCAACGGCGCCTGGAGCGGTATGGAGCGCACTATGGCGTGGCAGCAGGAAGTAATCAAAAAACTGATGGAGCGCTCGGCATCGCTGGATGCGCTGCATAAGGCGGTGGATGCCACGGACCGCATCAGTAAGCTGCACACTGAGCTGGATCGAGTAAAACGTGATCGGGAATCCTTGCGCGTTGAAAACCGCCAGCTGGAGAAGCAGCTGTCCGATGCGATGCATTCTAGTGATTGGGATGAGTTGAGCAAGCTTGCGGAAAACGCTCGGGAGAAAGTTCTGGAAGTGGCGGATTTGGTGGCAGGTTCCGGTGCCGCAGCGACTTCGGCACCGGCATTGACCGAGCTGATTACCCGTATGGGTGCGGTAACAGCCAAGCTGCGGGAAATCGTCGATGGGGCTGGCGGTGCTGGCGCCGATGCTGGATCGGGGAGCGATCATGCCTGAGAAGATGCCGGCGCGTTCCAAACTGGTTGTGGATATTCGAGAGCTGCAGCGTGCTATCCGCGCGGTGGTCGGGGTGACAGAGCGTAAACCGGAAATCTACGATGTGGTGCGTCTTATCACCTACGCCGGGAGTCTGCTGGTGGTTGCCGCGAACCCCCAGCATGTGGCGCAGGCCTATGTGAGTGCCTATTTTGATGATGTGGAAGAGGCTCACCGGGTGGTGGAAATCACCGCAGCTAGCGCCAAGCTGTTCCTGAAGCTCAAGCCGGATAAGGAAGAAGACGACGCAAGGGTCGCTATCTTCATCCGTGATGAGGAAGTCCAGTTGCAGGATCTTTCCGGCACCTGTGGTGACCTGACGGAGGTGACCGCGGCGCGGGCTGATTCGGCTTTCACCACGGACACGACGCAGTTGTTCGATCGGGTGCGTGCTGAGGCAAAAGGCGCTGGAGACGTGGGGCCAATCATGTTCACTGCCGCCCAGGCGGCCGCGCTAGGTGCTGCGGCACACCAGTTTGATACAGATATTATCCCGGTGCCGCTCGCAACCCAACGCCACCGCGCCAGGGTGTATGTCGCATTGAAAGATGTATTCGAGTCGTATTCCTTTGTGCCTGCTGACCGTGGCGTTCAAGAGCCCCTCCCGGGACTCCCCGGCGCGGATGCAGGGTCGTCTAATGTCGGTGCGGATGCTGCCGGTGATGTGGTGCGTGATGGTGATGGGTTTGAGTACGACACAGTGATTGATGGGGCGAAGCCTCAGAAGGCGAAGGTTCGGCGGTTGCGTACGAATCCGACTGGTGGTGCGGTATGACCGGTGGGATGTTGCCGTGCGGCGGTGATGCCGAGCTGGGTATCTGTCAGCAGCGTGATATGCAGGCGACCCGTGATGCGCCGAGTCTGTGGGATCCGTCTGCTGCGGGTGAGCCGGTTGCGCGGATGCGGAAGCGTCACCAGCAGGCCAAACTCTTGTGCGCGCAGTGCCCTTTGCTTGAGGCTTGCGAACGGATGCTATCGGACTGTGAGTGGCGTGGGGTGCGGGTTGCCGGTGTGGTTGCCGGTCGTTATTCGGATCGCCCCCAACCGCTAACCAGCAGTGACCCTTATCAGCTGTGCTGCAGGTGGTGTGGTGGGCCTATGGACCCACAGGCCCTGGTGGCTGCCCATGCGCGGAAGAGGTGCTGTCATACACCGTATCAATATAAACAGCGCCACATGGGAGAGGGCTTATGTAACCGCTGCTATCAGGGCCATTCCAGGGCGGCTCGTGCCGCCAGGGTAACCCAGCCGCCACGTCGCACCCGGCGCCGCCGGGCGAGTGCGCGTAAACCCGCCGCCTAGGCGCGGCACAACAGGAACGCGCGTGATGGTTTGTGTTGCGCGCGTTTATATTTTTGAGATTTACAAAGAAAGGTGAAAGTCATGCCTTGGCTCCGTATGGGAGACACACTGATTACCCACCCGCTTATGATTCGACTGCTGGAAGTATGTAAGGGGAATCACCAGCTGAAGAACGAAGCCGTCGGTGCGCTAGCGCAACTGGCAATCATCGCGGCAGCGCACATGACAGACTACTGGATTGGGTACGGGTCGCTCTATCAGGTCGCGCCGGGGAGGGAAGATGTCATGCTGGAGATGTTGTGCGGTGCGGGGTTACTTTTCCAGGAGGAGGGTCCTGAGGGGTATCCGGCGCTTCGGCTGGTTGATGACCGGGAGCTTTTCCACATGCGATCGAGGGAAGAAGTCGAGTTGGATCGGCGCCGTCGGCGGGATAAGCATAATGTTGATTTGCTGATGAAGGTGCGGATTCGTGATGGGGACCAATGTCGGTGGTGTGGGGGCAGCGTGGATTGGCGTGACCGGAGGAGTGGCCGGCGGGGTACTTATGATTCACTTAACGGTCACCGGAATTCGACGCCGGAAACACTCGTAGTTGCTTGTTATTCGTGTAACAGTGCTCGTGGCGCGGGTGAGGTTAAGGAGCTTCGGGACCCGCCCACGCCTGAGGAGGTACATTACAATAAACACAGTATTGCTTTTATTAATGATTCGCGTTACGCGAAAGATCATGGCATTCATGTAGTTTCTAAGGACGAGCGCAAGAAGCAGGCACAGCAGCGGCAAGAACAAGATCAGGCTAGCCAGCGATCCCGGCGCGCTAAGCGGCAATCCCCAGCGCAAAGTAAGGTTGCCCGGGTGGATGAGCCTAAGCCCGCCAGGCGTCATGATACGGCATCGCAGGCGACTAGTGCGGCTGCCGGTCCTGTCCAAGGTTTTGATGATCCGCTAGAGGCGGCGCCTGATTGGGTTTCCGGGGATGAGCCACCGGCTGGGTGGGTGCCGTCGGGGATGATGGATTTCGCGGATGACTCCGAAGACAGTAATGATATGGGCGCGTCGCCGACTGCCGCGGAAGCGGTAACAATGGGAGAGAAGAACCCTCCGGGGCCGCCTTTGGAAGAGCGGAGGCGGAATGGTAACACGCTGGGCATGCCGAGTGGGAATCATGACAGTCAGCCGGGTAAGCCGCGGCGTCGTGGCCGGCGGTGGCGTAAGCGTGGGAAGCGGAAGTAAGAATAAGAATTGATGGTTTGAGCGTTCAAGAAAGGTAGGTGGTATAGGAGGCGTTGCCTATTGTTACCCGCTTCAGCAGGGCTGGGGCGGGTAGTTGGTGTGCGTGCGGTTCAGGTGGGTTGGTGTCTAGCCATGTGGTGGCCACGGGTGGAGGGGTGTTCAGGCGTTGCTGGGCGCTTTCTTGTTGGCTGCGATAAAGATAAAGCGGAGGCCGCTTGCAAGCAAACGGCCTCGGATACTCCTTCCATGCATGGTGGACGAGCTGCTTTTAGGATAGGAAGCTTGAACAATTTTTGCCAATTATGGTGCATATGTACGCCTAGAAGGGGTCCCGGGTTTGTGCTCGGGTTTTCTTTTGCCCTGTTTTATAACGAAATGGTAAAACCTGGTCCGAATCTGGTCCAGACCTAGATCAAGACCAGGAAGATAGGGTGACGGATCTGGGTTTGTCGGGTCGGGGCGGGGCGGGTAGAGCCGTTAGGTGGCAGGAGCGGTGAGTAAACTGCAAACTTATTGAGGGATGACCTATTTAAAAGAGAGGAAGGATTGAAGGTGGATGATTATCTGCTTCATGAGTTAGGAAGGTCCCTGTACTCATTAGAGAAGGATGGTGACGGGCTGGAGGAACTCCTTACCTTTCACCGTGGGAGTAGTGCTACTGATACCCTGGGGCGCGCGGTGTGTTGCTCAAAGCCTCCGGTGAACTTGACGGTGTTGGATCTGTTGGTTCAGACGGAATGCCTGTTGGGGTTCTGGGCTTCGGAGGTGTTGGCGTGTGGCGGTGATGGTGTTGTGGGCCCGGTGCCTGAGGGGATCACGGCTGTTGCTGCGTGGTTGCAGCGATATCTGGATGTGGCAGATAGTGAGCCGTGGGGTGAGATGATGGCTGAGGAGGTTATCGCCCAGGCGCGCATGGTGGCGGGCATGGTAGAGCCCGACAGTGGGGGAGAGGAACCATCCCCGCCGGAGTGGGTTACATGTCAGGTGGCGGCGTCGTGGGCTCGGCAATCTGGAGCTCCGGTGTCGCGTACGACGGTGTACCGGTGGGCGCAGGCGGGGAAAGTGGCTACCACAAAGGATGATGCCGCCGGCATGTTGGTGCGGCTGGATGATGTGTTGGCGCGCGCTGGTGCGATGCGTGGTGCGGTATCCTTTGGTGTGGGACAGGTGTTGGTGTAAACTATCGTTCGGAACCCCTGGGTGGAAAGCCTAGGGGTTTAGTCATGCATAGGGTTGGGGAGGAGGGGATCATGGGATCAGAAGGTATGGATACAATCCAGCAGGAGATTGATCGTCGCTTCCGGTATCACGAGGGCACCGATGATCAGTGCGAAGACTGCATTAAGGTTCGTGCCAGTGTGCAGGCGGCGGCGCATCGTGTGGCGGCGATCGCACCGGACTGCCGGGAGCGTGAGCTAGCCATCACGCACCTAGAACAGGCACTATCATGGGCGATTGCTGCTATCGTTCGCCCGTCGCAAGGCGGTGCTGCTGATGGTGTGGCGTAATGGCGCGTCGCGCACAACCGCGGCCGAGTGGAAACGCCTACGCGGATTAGCGAAATGGCACCTTCCTTACTGGTGTGCCCAGTGTGGTACCGAACCAATGGTAGGTCACGCCGGCTTGGAGTTGGACCACATCGTTCCGGTTGCTGAGGGCGGCACCGATGGGCTCGATAATCTCCAGTGGCTATGTGCTAGTTGCCATGCGGAAAAGTCCCGGCGCGAAACAGCCCGCGGCGTTCAGCGTCGGGCAGCCCGTCGCCGGCTGTATGACAGGTTTGCTACCCGCCACCCCGGCCTGAAATAGGTGACCAGGGTCACGTGGGGTGGGGGGTACCCCGCCGTCGGCCGGTCCTTGGTACGACACACATACGGCCCCGGCCCGTGTACGGGTTTCAGGGTTTTTGCTGGTCAGGATAGTTTTCTTGGTTTTGGGTGTTGGTTGGCGGTGCGCATTAGGGCTGTGACCTGCGGTTTTACATTATGGTGTAGGTCACTATTTCCTTGGCTACCTACCCCCTTAGTCATTGGTAGCCGGAAATGGTAAATATGCCAAGCTGGGAATGGGTATATCGTAACGCTTGTGGTAAAATGCAGATTATGAGATTGGCATGTGCGGTGTGCGAAGCCCGGCTGGAGATCCCCACCAGGGGACGCTCCCCGCGGTTTTGCTCTTCCGCATGCAGGCAGAAGGCCTACCGCAGGCGTCGGCGTGAGCAGTTGCCGGCCCGGATGCGTGAGCTAGATCGGTGGACGGCGGCTGATGGCAAGCGGCCCGTCACACCTACGGGCCACCCTGCATCAACTACTAAGCCGGAAACCTGGACTACCCATGATGCTGTGCAGGATGGTCCGCACGGCGTCATGCTGGGCGGCGGCCTGGCCTGTATCGACCTTGACCACTGCATCAGCCGCCGCGGCAAGGTGGCCGACTGGGCTGTTGAGATTATCCGGGCGGTGCCCGGTGCTGTTGTAGAGCGTTCGGTATCTAGGCGGGGTCTGCATATTTTCGGGCTCCTCCCAGAAGGGCCGGGGCGTCGGCGCGGCTGCGTGGAAATCTATTCCCGAGCAAGGTTCATTCGGACAACAGAAGATATTTACCGCATGGGCGGCCTTGTTGATCTGGCCCCCGCGGTGCGAGTAGCTGCCGTATTGCAGCGAGAGGGGCGTATCCCCGAGCGGTAAGCAAGTGGTGAAGGAGGTGGTTGGTCATGGTGCGTGGCCCAGTACCGAAGCGCAGCGACCAGCGTAGGCGGCGGAACAAACCAGAAGCTGCTCCCGCTGTGGTGGTGGCCATGGGGCAGCAGGTGGTGAAACCGCCCACAGAGGACCGGGCGTGGCACCCGTATGCCAAGGACTGGTTTAGGGCGTTGAAGCGGTCCGGCCAGTCGCAGTTCTATCAGGAAAGCGATTGGCGTGAAGCAAAGCTAGTGGCCTGGCTTATCACCCAAGAATTAAGCTCTCCGACCGGTGCCCGTGCTGGGATGATGGATGTGATCTTCTCCCGCGCTGACGCCCTGATGACCACCGAGGGGGCGCGCCGCCGGCTGCGCGTAGAGCTCATCACCCCGAAGGTAACGGATGAGGCGAAGGAGGCCACCGTGTCGATCATGGAACAGTATCGGGCTGATCTAGCATGATGATTCCCCCGGAGGAGCGGCTAGACACGCTTCCCCCGGGGGTTCCCGATTTAACGCTCGGCTGGGAGGCGCTGGCATGGGCTGCTAAATATTTGAAGCACCCGAATGGGATTCGCGCCGGGTTGCCGTGGAAATTCACCAACCGCCAGGCCAGGTTCGTTTTATGGTTTTACGCTGTTGGCCCAGATGGAAAATGGTTGTTCTACAATGCGTTCCGTCGTCTAGCTAAAGGATCCGGCAAGTCGCCGTTCGCTGCCGCTATGGCGCTCATTGAGTTGCTTGCCCCCGTCAGGCTGGAAAGGTTTGATCCGCAAGTGCTCGGCGGCTGCATTGGTAAACCTGTGGCGATGCCGTGGGTGCAAATAGCCGCGGTTTCTGAGGCGCAAACAGACAACACGATGAGACATATCAGGGCGATGGCTAACAAGAAGACAGCGATCGAGCTGCACCGCGATTACGATATCGACCCCGGTATTACGAAGATCAATGTTGTCCCCGAAGGCAAATTAGAGGTCATCACATCATCTGCGACTACCCAGGAGGGCGCGGAGGCAACATTCATTATTGGCGACGAGTTAGAACACTGGACCCCAGCTAAAGGCGGCGGTGAGCTATACAACACCTTGGTGGATAACTTAACTAAATCCGGTTCCCGTATGCTAGGCACCCTGAATGCTTGGAAGCCGGGGAAAAACACCGTGGGGGAGCACACGTTTATCGACTGGTGCAACCAAGAGAAAGGCCTATCCAAGAATGAAAAACAGATCCTCATGGATATCATCCAAGCTCCACCAGAAACCAACCTAGCCGATGCGGCATCGCTTCGCGCCGGGTTGGAGTTCGTGTATGGGGACTGCCCATGGGTTGATATCGACGCCATCATGACCCGCATTTGGACGCACAGTGCTAAACCGGATGACTCGAAACGTAAGTACCTGAACTGGCCAGTAGCGTCTGTTGATGCGTGGATTGACCCCAAGGACTTGGCGCTCATGGCCATGCCGGATATCCAGGTGGAGCCTGGCGAAGAGATCGTCATGTTCTTTGATGGATCGCTCACCCGCGACACGACAGCCCTGGTGGGGTGCCGAGTTTCCGACGGGCATGTGTTCCTGATTGGGGCGTGGGATCCCGGTAACAGCCACGCATCTCAAGCAGAGAAGAAAACCATTGATGTTGAAGCAGTCACCGCCCGTGTCGCCCAGGCGTTTGACACGTGGGCAGTGAAAGCGTTCTTCGCTGACGTGCGTGAATGGGAATCCTTCACGAAGATTACGTGGCCAGAATGCTACAAAGACCAACTAGAACTCTGGGCGGTACCATCTGGGGCAAACCCAGAGCCAATCGCCTGGGACATGCGCAGTAAAAGCTTTGATTTCACCCGAGCATGCGAACTAACAGAAAGAGAAATCATTGAGCACAGATTCACCTACGACGGCTCCATAATCCTCACAGACCACTTACGGAACTGCTACCGGGCGGAAAACCGTTACGGGATATCCGTGCGGAAAGAATCCCCAACCTCAGCGAAAAAGATTGATGCAGCGGTTTGCCTCATTGGTGCGCGGATGGTGCGCCGAAAATGGTTGGATAACCAACCAGATACCCACTATGACGGAAGGGCGGTGTTTGTGTAATGAAAATGTCGAACCGGGCGGTACTTGATGGTGTGCGAGGCCTCCTGTCCCAACACGCATACGAATACGCCAGGAACAACAAGATTCATATGGCGATGCTGCCCTGGACCCGGAAATACGCGGCAGGCCGATTCACGGTCCTAAACGAGAAGTCGACACCAGGCGGCAGGTATGACCGCCATATCCAGATCGCCCAAGACTCCCAAGTCCCATTCCTCCCCCTAGTGCTGGATACGTTCGCCCAGTCGATGAAGATCGAAAACTATTTCAGCGGCAACTACGAGCAATCCCCACTGTGGGAGCACTGGCAACGCAACGCAATGGACGCTGCCCAAACCGGAATCACCCGGGCGGCCCTCAAATACGGCACATCCTATGCCGTAGTCGATCGGGGCACTTTCCCCGGCCAAGCATCCGCACCGCTTATCACTGGGATTTCTCCCCGCATGATGACCGCCTACTACGGGGAATCAAGAGCCTGGCCAGGCGAATACGGGCTCACTTCGGAATGGCCCATTCTCGCCCTAGAAATCCGGGGGGCTAGGATGCGGCTCATAGACGAAAACTACATCTACTACATCGGGGCACGTCACGCGCCCAAGAACCCAGCGGAATGGGTTTCCGAAACGTGGAACAACACCATCAACCTCCAGATCATCGAGGCCCGCCCTCACGGCGCTGGGGTGCCACCAGTCGTCCGCTTCCGGGACCGCTGGCTACTAGACGGTGAGGAACACGGCGGCATCATCGAGCCGCTACTATCACTCCAAGATCGAATCGACAGAACCAGCTACGAAATGGGCATCGCCCAATACTATGCCGCTTTCAAACAACGATACGTCATCGGATGGGCCCCCAAAGATGAACTCGAAGGGATCCGCATGAAAGCGAACGATGTCTGGTTCATCAACGCGGACGGCACCAAAACAAAAGCCGGTCAGTTCGAGGAAACCGACCTAACCCGGTACATTGACTCCAAACAAGCAACCATACGGGACCTGGCCGCGATCGCCCAGGTTCCAGCGCAATCCCTAGGTGCGAACGCCATCAGCAACATCAGCGCCGATGGCCTGGCAGCCATGGAATCAGCCAAAGACCGAAAAGCCTCCGAAATCCAAACAAGTCTCGGCGAATCCTACGAACAACTATTGCGGCTGTGCGGACACATGGACGGTGATGTGGATTCAGCCGCTGACTTCGCCGGCGAAGTGAAATGGAAAGACACCACAGCAAGGTCGTTTGCTCAAACCGTTGATGCGCTCGGGAAACTCGCCACCATGCTCGGCATACCAGCGGAAGCGCTCCTGGAAGACGTCCCAGGGTTCACAGAGGAGAAAATCCAGCGGATCCTCACCAAGTATGGCTACCCATCTACACAAGGAGATGAAACCCAAACTATGCCTGAAGTGACATAGCAAAACCGCAAGGGGGTGGGTTGTGAGCATCGAAAACCAGCACTCCCGAGACCGGGAAACCGCCCTGTGGCTTAGAGACCAGATATATAAGCTGATCGAAGAACAAACGATCCCCACCACGATTGAAGCACTCTGGGACCTAGTGACCGCGCTGTTGCCGCTCATCCATACAGCCAGGAAAGCGTTCTACCACTCCGCAGCCCAAACCATGACCGAAGATATGCGCGCACGAGGCATGGAGATAGACGTGGCGACTATGCGGCCATACCAGCCTAACGCGGCCTGGAAGATGCTCCTGCGCGCCCTAGGATGGAACCCGAAAAAAGATCCGATACCTGGCAATATCGAATCATATTCAAAAGATGCACAGCGCGCCTTGTTGGAAAAAGTAGCGGCCTTCCCCGCTAATCCCGCCGACCCTGCTGCCTTGGCTCAGGTATCGCGCCGGGTAGCTGCTGGGGCAGTACGGCATGCGCGTGCAGCTGGTCGTGATGTGGTGGTTGATACCGCGGCCCAGGGCCGGGTGCGTGTGGCGTCAGCGCGGAAACGTCCACGGGTGACGGTGGAAGATGGCACTGGGTCGGATGGCCGGCCCAAGGTGATAGTGGAATACGCCAGAGACGGCAGGAAGGCGGGAGACGATAACCGTGAGTCTAGGAAAAAGGCCAGTAAGGCAGAACCAGCTAGCACCAAGCCTGGTGGCAAGGTGTTGGGGTGGGCCAGGGTTTTAACCGGGGCTGAGAGCTGTGCTTTTTGCGCGATGCTAGCATCCCGGGGGCCGGTATATTCCGAAGATACCGTGGTGACCACAGGGAAGCCCAGGGAAGTACGGCCACGCCAAGTTCATTACCGGAATCCGGGCGCTACCGGGGGCCATACGTATGTTTCGGGATCCCGGCGGGAAGGAGAGAAATATCATGACCACTGCGATTGCATAGCAGTCCTCGTTGTTAAGGGAGTGCCGTGGAATGGTGAACAGCAATACCACGACCTGAAGGATCTGTGGGATGATGCAACGTTTCAGCCAACGCAAGAGGAGCTAGATGCGGGTCTTGACCAGCCGCGGGATAGATTCACCAAACGATATACCGACGCGCTAAAGGCCGACCCGGAAAAATACTCGGCGCTAAAGGCCGACCCGGAAAAGGCCGAGCCTGACATGCCGCTTAGTGAGATTCGTAAGGACATGCCTGGTGAAGGGGTGACGCTCGACTTTGAAGAAAGAAGGGAAAAGGTTTACATTCCGCCCGAAGTGCGGAAAAAGTTCGGTGATAATCCTGATTGGCTACACCGGTTATCAGCTGAAGAAGGAGCTACAAACCCAGCAACCCATGAATGGGATACCATTATCACATTGTTGAAACATGGGCATGAAATTCGGATTAGAAAGTTGGGTGATGGTGAAGATAAGACATCACCTGATATTGTTCTTGATGGCGTTATTACGGAGATGAAGGCACCTAAGGGTGGTGGGAAAAATACCATTTACAATAATATGCGTGAAGCTGTAAAGAATTTCAAGAGCTTATCGCATATAGAATCCATACAAGCCATCATTGACGCTGCTCGTTTAGAGCTTACTGATGAGCAGGCGCGAAAAGATATTCAGATGAATCTTGGGAGTCCCAGGTTGTCTAGAATAGGTAAAATTATTTATATCAACCATGATGGTGAGGAAGAGGAGTTTACCCGATGAGTCTTTTTGTAATGTCAGATGCCCCTATCAAAGATGTTGTTGATCTTTTGTTGCAGGAGCCATATACGGAGAATACTATTGCTCGTAATCAAGATCCTGAAGCATATGATATCCGTACCTTAGATGGTGTTCTTATTTCACTTGATTACGGGGTTAATAGTGATGGGGATTTGGATACGCTGCTTTTTGTTCCTGAGGAGCAAGAAGACTTGCAGCGGAAGATTTTCGAGTCGGTGAAAAAGCTGCGGTATAAAGCCACGATCTGTGAGCCCCCGAATGATGTTGAAGTAGTTTATATGCCGGATGATCCATTGCCTGCTGTGCCTGCTTAAGGCGAGCGCTAAACCATTTTTTAACCCGCATGCTCCCATATAGGGGGGCACGCGGGTTTTTCTATAAGAAAGGATGATTCCTGATGTTTAACCAAGAACCAGATCCAGATAATGACTATACCATGATCGTTCGGCAATCCCCTGAGGGGGAGCTGACAACCACATCACTCGTTATTGCTGAAGGAACGCAGGTTCAGCATAAGAATGTTTTAGAGCTGCTTCGTAAGAATCAGCCTGATTTTGAAGAGTTTGGCCCACTCGCGTTTGAAACGCGGAAGGGGTCACCGCTTCCTCAAGGAGGGTTCGCTAAATCAACAACTGTTGCCGTGCTGAATCGTGAGCATGCAATGCTGCTCATGACCTATATGCGTAACACCGTGGTGGTTCGTCAGTTCAAGAAGCAGCTTGTTAAAGCATTCACTGACATGGAGCGTCGGCTTGCCGCCAAGCCAGCGTTTGATCCTTCCCAGATCACTCGTCTGGAGATGGCGCAAATGTTACTGAACGCCGAAACCGAGCGACTGGCGCTGGAGGCGGAAAACAAGAAAATGCAGCCCAAAGCAGACGCCTATGATTGCTTCATTGATGCGTCTGGCTCCTACAGCATGGGTGTGGTAGCGAAGATGTTGGGGGTGGGCCAAAACTGGCTGTTTCGTGAGCTGCGTAACCGAGGTGTGTTGATTCCTCGCGGCGCTATGCGTAACACCCCCTACCAGCGGCATATGGGCTACTTCGAGGTCAAAGCCCACCGCTATGAGCAGCCGAACCGGGAAGAAAAAGTGTCGTACACCACGTATGTTCTCCCTAAGGGCATTGACTTTATCCGCAGAACATTAGGTTTTACCAGGATTGACCCCATGCTCCCCATCCCGATGAACTAACCCCACCAAGCCGGTGGGGTTTATTCATGTCACCCTGACCATTCGCATTTCACACAATCTAAAAGGAGGCAACTATGCAAGACGCTACTAGCGCCGAGCCCCAGGATGAACAAGACACTAGCCTAGAGGACACCACCCCGGATACCAGCCAAACACCATCACAAGACGCCGGCTTACAGCCGGAGATGACCTTGGAAGAGGCACTGGCGGCACTGGAGAAAACCCGCCAAGAACGGGATGCTGTGCAGGCCGCAGCTGATAAATGGAAACAACATGAGGATTCCCAAAAGACGGAACTCCAACTCATGCAGGAAAAATTAGCCGCTGCGGAACAGCAGCTAGCACAGGAACGGACAACAAACGTCCTGTTGGAAGTAGCCGCCGCGCATGGTATTAAGGCGGAAGATTTACCGCTTCTAGGTACTGGCACGAAAGAGGAAATCATCGAGCGCGCTAAGCGCCTTCAGGCCCTGTACGGGGATCCTGCTGAGGTCACCCCACCACCGTCGCAACGCCCTCGGCAAGGGCTGCAATCAGGGCAGGGAACCCCGAGCCAAGTAGAAGACACGGCGTACCCGGAATCGTGGATTCCGGCCGCTCTTCGAGCCGAAAAATAAAACCGGATAATCAAGGAGAAATATTATGAATGTGACTAAACGGCACTACAGTACCGGCAGCGATGTTACTGCTAAAGCCGCAAAGGCGATCCCCGCAGGTAGTTTCGTCGTGGTCTCCGGGGAAATGGACGGCCGGAACCCGGTCGTCGACGTTGCTGGCGCGGATGCTATCCCATTCGGTGTGGTTGCCGCGGACGTGGCCAAAGACGACTGCGTAACCATCTACCGGGCCGGGTATGTGCTCGATGCTATTGCTGCCGGCGCGATCACTGCTGGCGCTAAGATTTCTACCGCAGCCGGCGGTAAAGCGGCCACCGCCGGCACGGGGCCTGTTGTGGCCATTGCCCTCACGAAAGCCGCGGGTGCGGATAAGCCCGTAACCATCGCACTGCTATAAAACGAACGAAGGAAACAACATGAAAAATTCTGGTTTTTACCCGGGCGCCGCCCCCACGGTAGCCAACGGTGCCATCACAGTGGATTTGATGCTGCAAGAACCAGCACGAATCTCTAAATACATTGCGGACATCACCGCACTGAAGATGTTCACTGACCGCCTTTTCGGCCACAGTGATGCTCAGGGCGGCGCCATCCTGTACGAAGTCAATACCGAAAACCAGGTGTTAGCAGATGACCACACCGGTATCATCGCCCCAGGTGGCGAATACCCGGAGCTGGACGCCACTCCTGGTGAGCCCAGAGTGGCCCAGGTGAAAAAGCTTGGTGGTAAGTTCTCCATCACTGACGAGGCGAAAGCCCGAAACGACATGGCGCTATTACAGCGCCGAGCCCAGCGAATTTCGAACACCATGGTGTTCGATGTGGACAACAATGGCATGCTTGCCATTAAGAAGGCCATCCAGGAATACGGGTCCTATATTCCCAAGGTGGAATCTTCCGGTTGGGTCAGCATGAACAAAACTGAAAAGCTCAAGCAGACCGCAGCGAAGTCTATCCGGGCAGAGCTCAACGCGGCCCTAGCTGCCGGTGAGAAAACCCAAATGGGTTACCTCTATAACCTGCTAGTCCTCCACACCGATGACGCGCTGCAGCTTGCTAACACGTTTGATACCAACGACGCCCAGGATGCGTTCCTGAAGTCCCAGGGGTTGGAAGTGATTTCCTCCCCGCTGGCTACCCCAGGTGAGGGCCTGTTAGTTGCCGAAGGGCAAGTGGGCACGATCGGCATGGAAGAACCAATTAGTACCGCTACTTGGCGGGACGAGGCACGTGACCTGACCTGGACCAAGGTGAAAGCTGTGTTAGAGCATGTGGTGACTGACCCCATGGCCATGGTGCGGCTTACCGGATTAGGTGCCTAATGTCGTATGCAGTCGCGGCGGATTTGAAAGACCGGTGGCAAGCGTTTCCACCTGGTCTTCCTGATAAGGTCGTCGATACGCTGCTGGAAGATGCCGCAGTGTGGTTGAGGGCGAAGTTTCCCCTCATCCCCGATGCCCCTAGCGAGCATCAAGCAGGCGTGCTAAAAATGGTGTCCTGCGCTATGGTGAGGCGCTCACTTATCGCTGACACGCATGATGGGGCTTCGGAGATTACCGACACTGGTGGCCCATTCAGCAGCACTCTGCGATTCGCTAACGGTGAGGGGAATTTCTATCTCACCGGTCAGGAACGTGACCTTATCGAAACCGCTATTGGTGTGGGAGAATTCCGTAACATTACTGCCGAAGGGTGGTGACGGCTGTGGCCACGATTCAAGTGCTCCGCCGAACCCGGGACAAGTTCGGTGATCTGACTGCCCCAGTGCCGGTTCTCACGATCACTGGGGCGAGAATCGCCTGGGCTCAGGCCACGGTCGATACAGACCGCAAAATGGTGGTGTCTACCCGGCCAACGGTGTATATCAAACGCCAGGCCCCGGATATCCGCACTGGGGATATTATCGAGGGTTTCGGAAGAAAACTAAAAGTCATTGAGTCGCAGTTGTGGGAGCATCCCCGCAGGGAAGGCGTCATCGTGGGGACCGCGGTGATCTGTGAGGAGGTGCGATAATCATGAAGTTTTCGCCCCGAATCATGAAAGGATACCTGGAAGGCCCTGAGGTGGAGGAGCTCTTGTACCGTGCCGGCTATTTAGCGCAGGCCATCTACGCTACGGTGGCGCCCCGGGATACCGGCCGGCTAGCATCCTCCGGCGCAGTCGATGTAGAAATAGCCCGCCCCTACACGGGTAAAGCCCGCAAACGCCTGGTGGCCACGGTTTCGATAGACGCCCCCTATGGGGTGCCGGTCGAGTTCGGGCACCGGGTCAAATCCCGCCACGGGCGCAAAGCAGTTGCGCCCCGGGCGATGCTACGTAAGACAATTAAGGCGGTGCGGCTATGACCATCATTATTCCCGACGACCTGGTGCCGTGGCCGGATGCGGAACAAATCATTGTGGCCGCTCTCGACCAGGTAGCTCAGCAGATGACGCCCCACCCGTGGGTGGGCACGTGGATCCCCGACGACTACGAAACCCAGATCCAGCAAGCCCCACTGATTGTGGTGCAGCGCACCACCGGGGCCGCTGACATCAACAACCAGGTGGATGTCCCACTCGTAGAGATTGGGGTATTGGCGGAAACCCGCGCTGACGCCCAGAAAATCAACAGCTACCTGAGGGCGTGGATGCTAGACGTTTTCCCTACTCACCCGCAAGTACCGGTCCGTATCGTGAGTATCACCGAGCGGGTGGGATCAGTAATGCCACCCTGGATCAACCCCGACCACAGGTATGTGAATGCTCTTTATGAGATCACGATCCGCCGGCCCCGAAGCCACAAATAACAACCCTTGCCCCCGGGCTTTCCTGGAGGCTTTCTTAATGCCCGCAACGTGCGGGGAAAGGAGATAGCCGTGACCACCACGGACTTCTACAAGCTAAAAGACAAACAGAGCAACCTATTATTTGCACCCCTGGACTATCTGCTTTTGATGTGCCCCTACGGGATTGAAATCCCAGATCGCATCACCGACAGCAACGGAAACTTATTAGAGTTGCCGGAAGGCTGGTTCTCTATCGGCGAGGGTGAGAAAAAAGCAGGCGTTGACCTGGCCCCCGACTCGAAGGTAGAAGGGCCTCAGGGTTATGGCAGTCCCGGCCGCCGCCGCACATTCGTAACGGAAGAATCATTCACGGTTGATGTCACCGCCCAGGAATCTCGCTTGCAAACCCTAGAGGCATTCTACGATTTGATGGAGGCTCAGTATGACGAGGGCACCGGATATTTCGCTAAGAAACGCAGGACCGCCCGGGTGCGGGAATACTCCAGTATCCTGGTCGCTAAAGATGGTGATCCGGGGCATGAAATCTACCCCTATTTCGTCTTTCCCAAGATGACGATTGAGAAGAAGGGTAAGCAGTCTTTCTCCGAAACGGACGTCATTAAGTACCCGATTACTCTGGGCGCGCAGGATGATGAAAAATACGGTGCCCTGTACGGTTTCGGCTTGTGCGGCCCTGGCTTCACCCCAGAGCTAGCGAAGCTCATGGGTATCACTGGCGCCCACAAGCTCTCGGGTGGCAAGTTCAAGTTCTCCGTCAAGGGTGCCACGGGCGGCACTTACACCATCACCATTGGTGGGAAACCCACCGCTGCTATCCCCTATAACGCGGATGCTGCGGCTGTGCAGGCGGCTCTCCGTGCTTTGGGTGAAAACGAGGCTGAGGCTACCGGCACTATTGATGCTGGTTTCGTGATCGCTAAGGTATCCGCAGCACCGACGGTTGCCGCCACTGGCCTCACCGGTGGTGGTTTCCCGAAGACGGTGGAGGTCACTAAGGACCCCTCCTAGCCCTCGCCGGTAACAACACCCTACCCGGTCGAGGGCTCCTACCAACCGCCGCCCCATAAGAAGGAGGAACCATGGTCTATGCCCGTAACGTCTGGAATAATAACGACCCTAATACCCCACTGTCGGCGGAACGGCTTGGTCGTATCGAGCAGGGCATCGAATCAGCCCACGTCACCGCCGACGCTGTGACTGTCGCTAGTGAAAGCTTAAAAAACCGGGTTGCTAGCCTGGAAAAGCTGAAAGACCAGCCCCCAGTTGATCTTGGGCCGATCACTAAGCGACTCACCGCACTAGAAACAAAACCCGCCAGCACTGTGCGGGAGCAGGTGCAGCAGTCTGCCCTGCGGGGCAGGCTTGCCGACCGGGCAGGGGTGAAAACCCGAGCCATTGGTGTTGGGTGGGAAGACACTTCGAACGCGGCTGACCGCGACTGGGCGACTATCGCCCAGAAGGCCATAGCGAAGGGCTACAACACGATTGACTTGGCTGTGGGCCGCCCCGAATGGGCGCTTTTCCCATGGCCGGCCCACCCAGAGCGGGTGTCTATCGACGCTGGGAAAAACCCCATCCGGGACACCATCACCGCCCTCCGGGCTGCCGGGATCGAAAATGTTTTCCTCACCCTGGACATGATGATCTCCACCACACTGGGAAACAATCCCGAGTGGAAGGCTGTTTCCCGGGACGGCACTATCCGGGACATGCCATCACCCGCGGCACTCACCAACCCAGGTGATATCCGGGACATGCTGGGTGGCGCTGTTGCCCAGGTTGCCGCCGAGTACGGGGACCTGATTGACGGCATCATCATCACCGAACTGTTCTGGGATTCCGGCTCGTTCTCCGCCCACGACCTCGCTCTATACAAGAGCGATACTGGCGCCACTGACTGGCCGCGCCGGGGCGATGGTACCCCGCATGAGAGCAAGGAATACCAGGAGTGGTTGACCACAAAGATGGCTGATTTCATCGGCTACTGCCGCGGCCTGACCGGGGGAATCCCCCTCATCATGGATGTGCGCGCGAACTGGGCCACCCCGGTAGCCGGTGATGTGGGCAGTGGCCATGACTATTCCAAGCTACTGCGGGTTGCTGACGAGCTCCAAGTGTGGGCCTACTACACGACCGGTGATGAGGCGAAAGCCACAGCATTATCTACCGCGTTGGATAGGCAGTGGCCAGGGCGGATCCGCACCGCACTAGGGCTATGGTCGGCAAGCCCCACGTCCGTAGGCCAGGTACTCACCTCCCTCACTGGTGCCCACCGGGTGCAGGTCACCCCCTACTCAAAGATGGGCTCCCTACTCTAAAGCCCGGATAATCCCCATCAATCACCGCGGTAAGCACCATCGCCTACCGCGGTTTTTTCACCGCCCCCATGAATGGAGACAAATAAATCATGCCAAGAAAAACCACAACCAGTACCACGAAAAAATCCCAAGCCGCCCAGGCCACGGATCTGGCAGGGGACCGGTTTGAAAAATTCCGCGCCCGCGGCATGGCCATGCAAAATCGCGCCGGGCATCGCCGCCGCACGTTTGTGACCGATGACCCGTTTGTGCTGGGTGAAGAGTATGGTTTCACACCGCCGATTGAGATCCAAAAGCCGGTCTACACTGATCGGCTTGCCATTGAGGAGATGGCCCGCGCCGGCAACGCCACCGGTGTGCTGCGACTCCTTTTCAAGGATGACTACCGCCGCTTCCTGGCCGCGCTCAATAACGTCGGCGATGACGCTGAGGAAGTGGCCATTGGCGTGTTCATCGACATCCAAGCACACTTCTACGGTGAAGGGATCGTTGACGAGCTGGTCACTTTCCCTATGTAACCGGCCTCATCAACAAGTACGGGCCGGAGATTAGGTGGGATCTCCACCACTATCTAAATATCGACCTCGATGATTTCCTGTGTGGCGTACGGCATTGGGCGACATTTATTGAGCTCCTAGAACAGTTGCCGCCAGGGTCGCACTACCTGGCGGCTCTCGCTGACGACGATGATTTAGCGGAGCAGGTGCTGCGGGATCGGAAAGAGAACCCGCATGCGCCCCCGTCGCTGCGGGAGTGGGACGGCACCCAAGCGAAACTCACGCAGCTGATTGAACTCACTCAGGCCCTGTGCGCTATCACAGCCCGCCTGGAGACGGCGCTGCCGCCACCACCCCGCCCAATAACTGCCGCTGACCGCCTGGAGCAACAGCGGCGGAAAGCCGACATGAATGATCTGCTCACGGGCCTGCTCGGGGATCGGGTAGAAAACCGCTAAACAACCACAAACAAAAAACGGGGGGTGTTGGTTATGGCTGAATACACCGCAGGGGTTGCGAAAGTTGAGATCAGGCCGAATCTTTCGGGGTTCTCCAAGCGCCTGAAAGCGGAGCTGGAGCGGATCAATGCCCAATTTGGCGTGGAGATTCGCCCGGATTTGAGCGACTTCCGGGAGCAACTACGCGCTGAAATGGCAAACCTCCCTACCGCTGAGATTGACGTGGACGTGGACGCTGCCACAGCCAAGGGGAAGATCGCCCAGCTGGGCCGGGACCAGAAACTCACGATCCAGGCCGAGGCAGATACCACAGACGCCAAGTCGGGTATCGAATACCTCACCCGCCCACAGAAAGTCACCGTCGAGGTTGATGCTGATACTGCCCCCGCTAAAGAGCGCATCGACCAGGCCGCTAAGAAACGCCACACCACGGTTGAGGTTGATGCGGATACCACGGCAGCGAAAGCAAAGATCGCTGCTGCCGCCCGCGACCGTAAAGCCAAAATCGACGTGGACACAGGTGGCGCCGCGGCCGGGTTGTCATCCATGGCCACCCAGGCTGCTGGGGCCGCATCATCATTGGGCATGGTGGCAGCTCAAGCAACCGGCATCGGCATCATTGGCGTTGCCGCGGCCGGCTGTATCGGCCCCCTGGCGTCTGTAGCAGCCGCGGCCTCCGGCGTGATCGGTGTACTGGGCGTACTCCCCGGCATAGCCGCATCTGCCGCGGCCGGCCTGGCCACCCTAGGCATCGGCCTGAGCGGCGTGGGTGCGGCGTTTTCCGCCATGGGGAAATCCGCCGGCGGCGCAGCCGACGACACCGCGGACAAGCTGAAACAACTCCAGCGCCAGGTGGAGTCCGCCGAACGCGGCCTAGTGCAGGCCAACCGCCGGGTAGAAGACGCCGAACAGCGGGTAGCCGACGCGCAGAAGAACACCCGGAAAGCCCAAGACGCCCTCAACGACGCCCGTAAAGAAGCCGTCAAAGACCTGAAAGAGCTCAAGGGTGAGCTGGAAGACGCAGCCCTAGGGGAAGAAGAAGCCGTCCTGGCTGTTGCCCGCGCCCGCCAATCTCTGATCGACGCCCAGGCCGATAAGGATTCGTCAGGCCTGGATATCGCCGAGGCCGACCTGGCATACCGCAAAGCAGTAAAAAACCTCGATGAAGTGCGGGAGAAAAACAACCAGCTCGCCAAGGACGTGCAGGCAGCGAACGACGCCGGCATCGAGGGCTCGCAGAAGGTTCAGGACGCGAAGGAAAAAGTCGAGGCCGCCACCCGCGGGGAAGCCGACGCGCAGCGCGCCCTGCTAGAGGCAAACGAAAACGTGCTGGTCGCCCAGGAACGCCTCGACGACGCCCTGGAAAACCTAGCGAAGGGGGCATCTTCTGCCGCTGGTGGCGTCGACCCCTTCGCCGAAGCCCTAGCGAATCTGTCCCCGAAAGCACAAGAATTCGTGCTGGCCATGCAAGCCCTGGGCGACCAGTGGCAAGACCTGAAATTCGCGGTACAAGATAACCTGTTCGACGGCTTGGCTGAGGACGTCACAAATCTGGCGACCGTGCAGCTCCCCGTGCTGAAGACCGGCCTGGCCGGTATCGCCAGTGAAATCAACACCGGGCTGCGCGCAAACATCGCAGCACTATCCAGTGAGGCTTCCCAAACCGGCCTGGCCACCATGCTGGAAAATACCCGGCAAACGCTTGCCGGCACAAACCAGGCTGCTGGGCCTCTCACCCAGGCCATTGTGGATATCGGCGCAGCAAGCTCCGCATACTTACCCCAGTTAGGCCAATATCTGGGTGAGGCAGGTGCCCGCCTGGGCGAATTCCTCACCCAGGCAACCCAAACCGGCCAGTTCGACCAGTGGGTACAAAACGGCATCAACACCCTGAAAGGCATTGGCCAAACCCTAGCTGACGTGGGCGGCATCATCAGCGGCGTGTTCCAGGCCGCTGCCACCGCCGGCCAATCCTCACTGGGCCCACTCGGCCAAGTGCTATCCATGGTCAACGAGTTCGTAAATAGCGTGCAGGGGCAGCAAGCCTTAGGGTCGTTCTTCTCCTCTATGACTGATGGCCTGGCCGCCCTCATGCCCATCCTATCCACAGCCCTCACCTCTATCGGCACCACGATCATGCCGGCCATCAGCGATTTCATCCAGCAGGCCGCGCCGGGTGTTCAGATGTTTGTGCAGGGTTTCGCGGATGGGTTGTCTGCTTTGGCTCCGGCGATGGGGCCGATTGGCCAGCTGCTGAGCGATATCGGTGCCGCGTTAGCGCCGCTTCTCCCCGTGTTAGGCGAGTTATTAACTGCTGCCTTGGTGCCGGTGGCCCAGGGTTTGAGCCAGGTAGTAGGTGCGTTAGCGCCAGTGATCCAAATTGCTGCTACGGCCTTGACCCCACTGATTCAGCAGTTGGCCCCAATTTTCTCGGACTTGGTGGGCATGCTTGCCGATTTGGTGACGCAGTATTTAGGGCAGCTGATGCCGTTCCTTCCGCAGATGGTGGCGGCGTGGCAGCAGATCTTTGAGGCGGTGGCTCCGCTGATCCCGGTATTCACCAAGCTGGCGTTTGATATTATCTCTCCGCTGATCGGGGTCATTGGTGCTCTGATGCCGGCGATTGTGGGTCTGGTGCAGGTATTCGCCACAATTATTACGGCTGTTGCCCCGGTGATCGCTATTATCGGTGAGCTCATCGGCGCCGTCGTGAAGGTCCTGGCGGCAATCATTAACTTTGTGGTGCAGGCGGTCACGAACTGGGATTCCTTCAAAGCCCGGCTAATCGCTGCTACTAGCCAGTTCATTACGAAGATCATTAGCTCCTTCCAGCAGTTTATTTCCCGCGCCGTTAGCCTGATCGTTGATTTCGGCAAGCGACTGGTGAACCAGTTCGTGGCCATGTGGAATAACGCCTCGGGTGCGGTCGCTAATGGCGTGAAGATCGTAGTGGAAAAGGTCAAGAGTATCCGCCAGCTGGTGCTTGACGTGTTCAAGGGCGCGAAGGACTGGCTGATTAATGCCGGCAAAACCATCATCAGTGGCCTGTGGAATGGCATGAAAGACATGTGGGAGAACGTTACGGAGTGGTTTAGCGATAAGCTGAGCGCTATCCGCAGCCCTTTCTCCAGTCGCGCTAGCCGCCACGCCACCGGTTCGGTCCGCCACTATGCTGCTGGTGGGGAAGACCATTCCCCGCAGATCGCCGCTGGTGGCGAATGGCGTGTATGGGCAGAGCCCGAAACTGGTGGTGAGGCTTACATTCCTCTGGCTAATGACTACCGGCGTGACCGCGCTGTGGCGATTACTGCCGCGGTAGCGGACCACTTCGGCTATAGCCTGGTGGATGCCAAGGGTAAAGGCTTCGCCCCGGTAGCGAAAGGCAGCCTAGGCCCCACTGACGTGCGCGCCTTCGCCGAGGGCGGCATCACCATTGAGGACCTGGATACGTTTGCTTCCGACCTGGAGGGCAAACCCTACGTGTGGGGTGGCGTCCACTGGGGCGACTGTAGTGGCGCCATGTCAGCGATCGCCCGCTACACCGCAGGTGTCGACCCCTGGGGCGGTAGGTTCACCACCGCATCAGAAAAAGAAGGCCTCAATGCGCTTGGGTTCCTTCCCGGCCTGGGGCCGTCTGGGTCGCTGCAGATTGGCTGGTATAACGGGGGCCCTGGCGGCGGACACACCAGTGGCACCCTCCCATCCGGCACGAATGTGGAGATGGGCGGCGGCCGAGGCAATGGCCAATTCGGCGGCAGTGCGGCACCTGCTAACCATCCCCAGTACACGGATCACGCGCACGTACCAGCAGAGTTTTTCGCCCCGATCACGGTACCCCGCATGGGCGGCCTGGGCGATATTGATTTCGGCCACACCAACACTGCTGATGCTTCTGCCAGTGCTGTGGAAACCACCGACCCGGCGGGCGATAAGCTCAAGGCGTTCCGGGCGTCAGGTAAGTCTGACCCGGATTCGTACGTGACCGGGGCAAAATCAGATGGCCCATCCAGCATCTCGGAGATTGTTGCTGATTTCGCTAAGACCGCAGCGGCAGGCCACACTAAGGACCTGTTGGGCCTGGTTGGCATATCTGATGATATCCCGATGGTGAAGGCCTATAGCCAGTGGCTAAAAGCCCGCCAGAGCGTATCGAAGCGTTCAGGCACTGCCGCGAAGCAGAAAGAAATCACCAGCCTGTCCCAGGCGGCAGCGAGCGTGATTGACGCCGACCCGCAGGTGGATACGGTAGAGGTCACTGGCCTGGACTTGGTGGGCGGCCTCTCACCGATCAAAGCGCCAAAAGCCGATGATGGTGACATCGACCATGTGTATGTGCCAGGCGGTGGCGCTGAGCAGTGGCGTGGCATGGCCATGGCGGCGATGCGCAGGGTTGGCTTCAACGCCGACGACCCGGCCCAGGTCAACGCCATGATAAAGCAGATCCAGTCAGAATCCGGCGGGGATCCGAACATTGCCCAGCAGATCGTGGACGTGAATGGGTCCGGGGAATCGGCGGGGGTTGGTTTGCTGCAGATCATTCCGGCAACCTATGCCGCCCACCGGGACCCCGAGCTACCGGACGACCGCCGGAATCCGTTCTCGAATATGGTGGCGGCCTTGCGTTACTACCGCAGCCGGTACGGTTTCGATTTGACCACGATGTGGGGGCAAGGCCACGGCTATGCAGGTGGTGGCCTGGTGGAAGGCCCTGGTGGCCCCACTGATGATCTCATCCCCGCATGGATTTCCAATGGTGAATTTGTGGTGCGTGAGGCGGCAACTAGGCATGCCAGGCCGCTGCTGGAAATGCTCAACGCCGATCCGCAGCACGCTAGGGCTATCACCCAAGCCGTCACGGGCACCCCACCGAACCCACCTGAGGAACCATCTGCGCCAGTGGAAGTGCACTATCACATTGAAACAAACAACGTGGAGGAAGGCCTTCGCCGGTCAGAGATGCACGCCCGGCAACAGGTCATGGCCATGAACGGCGCATAGCCGGTACACCATTGGAAGGAGTTGGTTGGTTGTGTTGGATATTGGAACCCCCGCCCGCATCGACATCACGGACATTCACGGTCGCACGTGGACTGTTTCCGGTGCGGGTGTGGGCGCGGAAGGCGTCGAGCTAGCCGAGGACCCCCAGGGCCTGTTTGATGAGGCGCCGATCTCGGGAATCTGGCAGCAGTCGGCGTTCCAGGAGGGGTCCACCTACCTGGGCCACACTATCGAACCCATCGACCTCGTACTGGGGTTTGATATCTACGGTGATACCGGCGACTGGGAAACCATCGAATCACGATTTTATTCGGGCTTCGCCCCGGATACTCCCGCCACCATCATGGTCACCACCAACAGTGAGTGCCGCACCCTAGACGTCGTCAAGCTCAAGGAGAGCAAAACACAGTCGAAGAAAGACCCCAGGTTTCTTCACCACTCCAAACTCATCCTGAACCTGCGCGCCCCGTTCCCGTTCTGGAAAGGGGACACGCACGTGGCAGCGTTCAAGGCCACCCCGGGCAGCACCAGCGGCACACTGGCGGTGCATAACCCCACCGATCGGCCTCTATGGTTGCAGTGGGCGATGACCGCACCCGGCCAGTGGACTATCCCCGATTATGATTTCGCAGACCCCACTGGCCGCGATGGGCGCCGCACCATCACCACCCCACAACTCCGCCCCGGGGAAGACCTCACAATCGACACCTACCCACGCCACGAACGCTACGTAGCCGCCAACGGCTCCAACATCGCAGGCCGGTTTGCCGGTGTGGATTTCCTCTACCCACTCCCACCCCACACACCACCCACCGTAGTGCCGGTAAGTGCCGCCCTCACCGGGGGCACGGAGTCATCCATCCAATGCCGCATGGTCGAATACTGGACCAGGCCCTGGGGCGGAAGGAGACTCTAATGACCACCACTCCGCACCTCATGCCAGGCACCCAAAACCTCGACCAAACCACCCTAGACCGGCTAGAAGCCGCGTGGCGGAAAGGCCAAGACCTCAGACAAGGCCGCATCCTAGCCCGCCGCACCCCACCCCTCATCCGGCTGTGGGACGGCGACTGGAACCTCAAAGGCCGCCTGGTAGACGCCATCCACGCAAAATTCCAGTGGAAACTCAACGACACCGGGGCCGGCACCATCACCATCCCGATAGACCACTGGCTCGCCACCTGGGCCCTCGACCACCACAGTCGCCCCACAAAAAACATCCACATCACCATGGACAAAGACGGGGCCAGGTGGTCCGGCCGCCTGAAATCCACCCGCCTAGTAAAAGAACGCACAGGCCAAAGATACCTGGAGCTAAACTTCCTCCACGACTACGAAGAACTCAAACACGTTTATGTGTGGCCAAACCCGCTCACCCCGGCAGCGGTCCAGTTCCCCCGCACGTTTATGCTGCTAGGCCCCACCCGGTGGGCACTCAAAACCGCCCTCATGCTCAACATCTGGCGCTTGGAGGGCTCCGTGTGGGCGCTCCCCGACGACCCACTCGACCTCACCGAATGGACCGACACATTCAACCCCCGCACCTGGGCAATCCAAGTCGCGCCGGGACGGATCGGTGGTGATACCACCCCGTGGACCATTATCTCGTCGCGGATGAAAACGTGGCATGATATGGCGGCCAGTCCGTTGCGGCAGGCCCAGCTGATGGTGGAATGCCGCAGGTACCTGACAGGGGATCCGCTTCCGTGGCCGGGTGCGAAGATCCGGCACGGGTGCCTGGTTGTCGACATTGTGGACAAGTCCTCGTGGTTTGATCCTGAAGGCACATCCCTGTGGGGCACTATCCGGGCCGGCTTCCTCCGCACCACCCAACAACTGGTTGGCCATAACGTGGACACCGAACGCACAGTGATCGCCAACCCAAGTATCCCGGTGAAGTATTCTGCCCCGAATTGGCTCGGCACCATCCCCCAATGCCCATATGTGCTGTACCGGGATGCTCCGCTAACCGGTATAGAGGCCGCGGATTTCACCTGGGAACCCGCCACCGCGGTGCAAATCCTCACTGGCGGCCACTCCACTTACGGCGTCAACGAAGCCCTGTCCTCTCTGGTAACACTGGTTGGTAATTATTTGGGCATGTTTATCGCCACACCGACCATCGGCGTTATCGCAGACACTCTCCTTAAACCCTTCTACGAAGACACCCTTCTGGCCTGGATGTCGCTAAAATCACTCCAGCGTAGCCGCACCTTAGGCTGGTCAAAATACTGGGAACACTTCGCCGACGGAGCGGACCGCGGCTACACGCTTTCCGCTCTGGCCGCGCTCCGGGAGGGTTTTTGGGACACCCGTGAAAAAACCTCCCACAAACTCACCCTGGGGGATGGCGCCCCATGGTTTATTGGTGACCGTGGCCAGGGCCATTTCTTCCTGGGTGATCGGATCGGCGCCACCATTAAAGGCCTCCCCGGCGACCAAGTGGTTGTCGAGCAGGTCACTGAAATCACTTACGAGCTAGACCGCGATACCCGCGGTTGGGCGTGTGTCTGCGGTGACCCCCAGGCCCAGCACTCACCCCTGGAACAAATCCTCACCAGAGTGAAGTCATCTATGAGCAGTATCCATGATCTAGGAGTCATCTAATGCCTATCCCTCTCCAAGCTGCCTGCGACCCGGAGTCCCCTGAAGAACACGCCCTCTGGGCACTTATCGGCCTGGCCGGACCTGCAGCATCCGCCCCCCTCGTGGTCCCCACCAGTACGCTCCGGCAATGGTCTGCGCATCTCTACCGGTGCGGCTTCCGCCACCACCCAGAACTGCAGGAAATAAAATACGTGCCGCCCCGCGGCCCCCATGATTGGATCACCGCAGCCGGCGGCACATGGGTAGATATCAACCAGCCACTACCACCAGAGGTGACCGCCCCGGATATCTCTCATCTTTCCATGGCGGAAAAACGTGCCCTGCTCAACCAGCTTACCGACGACCTCACACCCCCAGAACCCACTACACGGCAGGAGGCGACAGTAAACTATGACTGACCCAAAGGTCCTCATCGAAAGCGGTGACTACCCGCTAAAAACCACCGGGGACACGCTAGTAGGGGCTCAGGTCAAAACCATCACCCCCTACACCGAGCAAACCGTCAAAGACCGTGCCCGCAAACAAGCCCTCGAAGCCATGCCCTTCGGAAAGAAAGGGTTACCCGAGCTCATGGCCGACCTAGGCAAAACCGTACTCAGCGGCATCGCCGACATCTTCCGGGCTCTCGCTACCGGCGCCACGTTCGTCGTTAAGACCGGCTTGGAATTCATCGGCAGCCTACTCAACCGGGTCTTTGAAGCCGTGGGGAGCCTTATCAAACCGATGCAGAAAGAAATCAAGACCGGCCTCTCCGGCCAGCTCGCCCTCAACGACCGCATCGACCTGCTCGACGGCGCGCCGGGCTATGTGTGCGCTTATCAGACGGTGAATTTGAATAGTGCCTGGCAGGCAAATACGGCGCGGACTTTGCCCTTTAAGGGGCAGGTGGGGCCGGCAAAGAACGCGCATCTTGATACGGAAAACGGCATGATTGTGCTGGATGCCAAAGGCTTGTGGACGTTTAATGCTCGGTGCCACATCGGGAAAACTATCTATACCGGCTGGGGTTACTGTGACGTGAACCTGCTCGTGTATACCCCTGAGGGGGACTTGTACCACGAGGTGGCTGCTACTTTTGAGACTCCGCAACAATATGCGCAATCGCTGGTGCTGGCGACGGAACCGGTGGTGGTTGACCGGCCTGGTTATAAGGCAAAGATCCAGATCTACATGGCGAACTGGCGAACGTGCTACGGCGGCACTCGTTATTCCAGCTTTTCCGCGATTCGTCACTCTCATGAGGTGGAGAACCTTGGTGAGCAGACTGTCCGAGACGAAGTATAAAACCAACAACAAGGAGGAAAAAATATGCGAACATTAATCATTGACCTGCGTGACGTGGGTGGTAAACCCCACCCGGAAGACTACGTGCTCTTGCAAGCACCAGCGCTACGCGGGTCCGTTGAATCCACCGGGGCCGTCATCATGACCGCCCCGGTCCATGTTGATCTGACTGATGGTAAAGCCGAAGTTCAGGTGGAGCCGGGTCCGCTGTTGGTGCAGATCCGAACCCAATCCGTCCGCGACTCCGGCCCGCTTGAGGTCATCGTTCCTGAAGGCACTGGCCCCGTATCACTGCGTACCTGTATTGAGCGTAGCTTCCAATACCGGCCGGCGGTGGAGTCAGCAGTGGCGGCGGATGCTGACCGCGCCTATGCTGCCTTGCAGGGTGCCATCACTGCGGAGCGCGCGGCGGCCCAGTCCGCGAAGGCGGCAGCCACTGCTGCGGAAAATGCTCATGCTGCGCTGCGGCCGACGCCTCCCGCAAGTGCTACTGTGCAGGGCAAGATTCAGCTTGCCGGTGACCTGACCGGCACCGCCGCCGAGCCTAAAGTTATTACTGCGGGGGACGTGGATTTCAGTATCCATCATGATGCGCCACGTGCCGCGTTTGTGAAGACCCGGGCGGATGGGCAGATCGCTATCACCACGCCCTCGATCACCAAGCCGGCTCATGCAACCAACAAGGACTACGTGGACAAAGCCGATAACAAGCTCCGGTTGGAGAAGGCTGATAAGGAGCACACGCACCAACTCCGTGATATCCAGGGTCTTCCCTCGGCGGCATCAACTTTCCTGACTCCTGGCCAGGCTTCCCTCATGATTCGTAGTGATACTGGTAATGCGGATATTGGTGATCCCATCACCGCCGCCCATATTGCTAATAAGGGCTATGTTGATACCAAAATCAAGGAGGTGAACCGCCGTCTCGACGTGCCAGAAGTTCGACTCCGTTGGGAGGATGGTGGCATCATTTTCGTCCAGATCGGCGCCATGGTGTGGGTCGCTATCCAGGACGCTTCCGCAGGTGTGAGAGGCACCGTCCCGCCGCGGCTCCGTCCACCGCGGGATGTGGATTTCTTCCTCACCAGCCCAGAGAAACGCAGCGCGAATGGTTGGTGCACCATTACACAGGAAGGCGTGGTGAGCGTAAATTTCTCGGACCCGGCAGCAAAGACCGGGTACGGCATGGGCATGTACATTCGAGATTTCTCTATCGACTAACAAACAAACCGGCACGAATGCGGAAACCCGCGGCCTCACATTTTTAGGAGGGCCGCGGGTTTCCTAATGCAAAAATAATTTCGAAAGGAGACTCTTCATGTCGAAACCAGATAATAATCATACACCAGGCGGCGGCCAGCTCATCCCTATTACGAACATGGGGGAGGGCGCTCAGGCGGTGTTGGGGCGTGATCTTCACGAGTTTTTGGAAGTCGGGGCGTCGTATCGCCACTGGTTTCCGCGGATGGTTGCCTATGGTTTTGAAGAGGGTGTGGACTATGTGGTCAAAAATGACCGTTCGGCGTCACCTGCGGGAATGCCGTCTCGGCCGCGGTTGAATCATGTTGTGTCTTTGGACATGGCAAAGGAGATTGCCATGATCCAGCGCTCCGCTAAGGGTAGGCAAGCCCGCCGCTATTTCATCGAGGTGGAAAAGCGTGCCCGCATGGCGCCGGCGTTTGATCCGTCGCAGTTGACCCGTTCTGAGATTCTTTTAATTGCGCTCAATGCTGAAGAGGAACGCCTGGCCCTAGAGGCTGCTAATAAGCAGCTCCAGCCGAAGGCGGATGCCTACGACTGTTTTATTGATTCCACCGGCTCCTACAGCATGGGCACGGTGGCGAAAATGCTAGGCATCGGCCAGAACACGCTTTTCCGTGAGCTGCGGAACCGGGGAATCTTGATTACTAAAGGCGACATGCGGAACACCCCATATCAACGCTACGCAAACTATTTCGAGGTGAAGGCCGGCGGCTATACCCGGTCAAACGGCACCCAGGTGGTAACGCACACGACCCGTGTCCGTCCCCGGGGGATTGATTTCATCCGCCGCACATTGGGCTTGCACGGTGCTCACCCCATGCTGCCTATGACTTTCCAATAAGGAGAAACATTGTTAACAGTTCTTGATTACAGTGCTGGCGTGCCGCCAGCTGCGGCGATTCGTGCCGCTGGCCATGATGGTGTGATCCGCTATATCAGCCCACCCAGGGCTAGCTGGATGCTGGGAAAGCCCATCCAGAAGGCTGAACTAGGTGACCTTCAGGCGCATGGCCTGGGGGTCGCTTTCGTATGGCAGTTCGGAAAAGAAGATGATTCCGACGTGATGCGCGGCTATAACGGTGGCTTGGCCGATGCCCAGGCGGCCCAGCGGAAACTCGACGAGCTTGGGTGCAACGATCACCCGGTGTTTTTCGCGGTGGATTTCCCTATCAGCCTTGATGAGTGGAACGGCGTCGCATCCGAGTATTTCCGCGCCTGCTGCGAAGTTTTGGGGCGTGAACGAGTCGGCATCTATGGCCACTCCAGAGTCATTGCTTGGGCCGCTGTAGATGCGCTTATCGCCGACCTAGGGGGCGGGAAATTCTTGGCGTGGCAGACCGCTGCCTGGAGCGGAGGCGTCCTATCTACGGAAGCGGTGCTTTATCAGCGTCCGGGTAGCGAAACCGTGGGCGGCGTTGACTGCGATATCAATTTTGTGCTTGCTGACTACTGGGGCCAACACCCAAACAACACCGCATCACGCGCCCCCATTCCTGCACCTGAAACCCTAACCCAAGAAGAAGGAACCATGGAAATCCGATATGATGCCGATTTCACCGCGGACATGCCCGGCGTCGGCTACCGGTCACTCAGCGCTATCCAGTCCATCTGCATCCACACGGTGGAGTGCCCGCCAGAACGTGATGGCATTGCCGTCGCCCAATGGCAAACAAACCCCGCCAACGGCTCTAGCTATAACGTGCTCGCCGGCGCCGACGGCATTTTAATTTTGTGCAACACGGATGATTTCATGCCGTACGCAGCAGGCCCCGCCGGCAACGCCCGCTGCCTCCATATCAGCCTCACCGGCTACGCCAGCATGAGCCGCGAAGACTGGCTTGCCGACGACGCAAAGCTGCGACGCACCGCCGAACAAATCGCCAGCTGGTCACAACTCTACGACATCCCCCTAGAGTTCATCGACGCCGATCAACTCCGCGCCGGGGCTCGTGGCGTTCATGGCCATGCGGAAATCTCCGCCGCCTGGCGAGAAGTCGACCACACCGACCCCGGCCCCGGCTTCCCGTTCGACGTCGTGCTGGCCTACGCTGCCGAACTCCTCGACTCACCTAACCAACCACAATCACAACAAGAAGAAGGAGAACCACGCATGGTGCGTTGGATCCTAGACCAACTCGTTGGTCCCGAATGGAAAGACAATAAGCCGGTTTTCTCCGGCTGGAAAGCCACCGAAGGCAAAACCTTCGTCGACTTCGTGGCTGAAAAAATCAAGCTCATCCCGGAAATCGCCCGCACGGTAGCCACGCTACCGGAGCGCCTCGACCGGATCGAAACCCTACTCAAGGAAGGAAACAAGTAAATGTGGAATAAAGCCTTTTGGGTTGATGCTGGTAGCCGCGCTGCCAGGACTTTCGCCCAAGTCGCTATCCCAGCTCTACCTATCAGCATCTTTTCCCCCATTGACGTTTGGAAAGAATGCCTGGGACTGGCAGTAGCAGCCACCATCGCTTCTCTGCTCACATCCATCTCTACATGGCGTATCGGCGCGCCGGGCATGGTGGCTATTGTTCCGCCGGGTATGCCCTCGACTGCTGTTGAGGCTACGCCGACATCGGTCAGTGCCGCACCTGCGGCTACTGCTGATACCCGCACTCCGGCCCATCGGGAGGTGAAGGAATGGCCGACCAACTAATCGTGCTACTCGACGCGGTGGAGGCGCTGATCCGCAGTCTGGATCCCGTCTTGGTGGCGGCGGTGGTCGATTCCGCGGTGGCCCTATCCTAGGACTGGAGGCCAC